CTCGAGGACATTCTCGGCGTCGTCGAGAGCGCGAGTCTCGAGAAGAAGCGCGGCGTCGCGACGGTCCGCTTCTCGAGGCGCGCTGACGTCGAGCCGTTCTACCAGGACGTTCGGGACAAGATCGTCCGCAACGTCTCCGTCGGCTACCGCGTCCATGCTTACGAAGAGACGCCGCCGAAGAAGCAAGGCGGTCTTCCGACGCGGACCGCGGTCGATTGGGAACCCTACGAGATCTCCGCGGTCCCGATGGGCGCCGACGACGGCGCGAAGATCCGCTCCGAGAATCCCGACGCCGACAAGGTCGTGACGAACAGGTGCCGTATCACCATGCGCGGCGCGAAGGAGAGTCTGATGAACGAGACGACTGCTGGCACGACCGAAGAGGCGACTCGCACCGTTCCCGACGAGGTCGTGATCGACCCCACGGACCCGGGTCGTCCCGCGGCGCCCACGATCGCGCGGACCGCGGCCGCCGAGCCGACGGAAGCCGATCGCGCCACCGAGCGCGAGCGAGCCCGCGTGCAGGGCATCACGCGCGCGTGCCGCGCCGGCCGGCTCCCCGCGTCGTTCGCGGACGAGCTCATCGCCGCCGGGATCTCGCTCCTCGACGCGCAGACGCGGATCCTCGACGCGATCGGCGCGAACGAGGACGGCGCCGGCGGGCCGCGCGTGACGGCCTCGCGCGCGAGCGTGGAGACCGATCCGCACGTGAACATGTGGCGCGGGATGGAGAACGCGCTCTCGCACCGCGTCGCGCCGAGCCTCTTCAAGCTCGACGACAACGGCCGGACGTACCGCGGCCTCACGCTCATGGAGATGGCGAAGATCTGTCTCCAGGCGCGCGGTGTCCGCACGACCGGGATGTCGAAGATGGAGGTCGCCGGCCTCGCGCTCGGCCTCAACCAGCGCGGCGGGATGCACTCCACCAGCGACTACGCCAACCTCCTCGCGGACGTCGCGAACAAGACGCTCCGCCGCGCGTACGAGGAGGCGCCGCAGACCTACCAGCCGTTCTCGCGCCGCGTGACGCTGCCTGACTTCAAGCTCGCGAAGCGTCTGCAGCTCGGTGAGGCGCCGTCACTCCAGGCGCTCACGGAGAACGGCGAGTACACGCGCGGCACGATCGGCGAGGGCAAGGAGCAGTTCCAGCTCGCCACCTACGGCCGGATCTTCGCGATCGGCCGGAAGGCGCTCATCAACGACGACACCGACTCCTTCTCGCGCTTGACGATGCTCTTCGGCCGTGCCGCGCGCGATCTCGAGTCGAACCTCGTGTGGGTCCAGATCACGAGCAACCCGACGATGGGCGACGGCGTCGCGCTCTTCCACGCGACGCACGCGAACCTCTCCGGCTCGTCGGACGCGATCGCGATCGCGTCCATCGGCGCCGGCCGTGCCGCGATGCGCGCGCAGAAGGGCCTCGACGGTGTGCAGTACATCAACATCGTCCCGAGGTTCCTCGCGGTCCCGGTCGGGAAGGAGACGATCGCCGACCAGTTCGTCAGCACGAACCTCGTCGCGTCGGCGAGCACGAGCGTCAATCCATTCGCGGGCAAGCTCCAGGTGATCGCCGAGCCCCGCCTCGACGCGGCCAGCGCGACGGCCTGGTACCTCTTCGCGTCGCCGGACCAGACCGACGTGGTCGAGTACGCCTTCCTCGAGGGCGAGGAGGGCCCGGTCGTCGAGTCGCGGATCGGCTTCGACGTCGACGGTCTCGAGATCAAGGCGCGCCACGACTTCGCTGCGAAGGCGATCGACTGGCGCGGCATGTGGAAGAACCCCGGCGCGTAGTCCTCGCCGGATCCTGACCGCGGAGCGGTGATCGGCCGGCGTCGCGAGGCGCCGGCCACTCAAGGAGAAGGACCATGGAGACATTCGTTCAGCGCGGCGAGAAGCTCACGCTCACCGCTCCGTCACCGGGCGTCGTGTCGGGCACCGGCGTGAAGATCGGCGAGGTCCTCGTCGTCCCGGAGCACGACGCCGCGACCGGCGAGTTGTTCACCGGCCTGCGCGTCGGAGTCGTCACGCACGCGAAGCTCTCGGCCCAGGCCTGGACCGAAGGCGCCCAGGTCAACTGGGACGACACGAACAAGCGGTTCACGACCGTGACGACCGGCAACTTCAAGGCGGGGATCGCGGTCAAGGTCGCGGCGAACCCGTCCGCGACCGGGACGGTCCTCCTCACCGGCGTGCACCTGGGCGCCGCGCTCGCGTAGCGCGCACGACACCAGGGGAGGAGGAGCTCTCACATGCCGCGTACCGTGCTCGCGCTCCAGGTCGCGCCAGGTCCGAGGGGAACGGCGGGGATCGCTCTTACGCGGACCGCGGCCGACGTCCCGAACAAGAACGCCTGCAAGCACACGGGCCGTGTGCTCCTGATCGCGGAGAACAGCGGCGCGAGCCCGCGCGCGGTCACGGTCACCAGCGCGGCCGAGTCGAGTCTCGGCCGTGTCGGCCATATCACGGCGGAGTCGATCGCCGCCGGTGCCTTCCGCGTCTTCGGTCCCTTCGGCGTGAGCGGATGGCAGCAGGCCGACGGGAACCTTTACTTCGAGGCCGATCACGCGGAGGTCAAGTTCATCTGCCTCGAGCTCCCGCCGATCTAGGCGGCCGCCCTTCGCAAATGACGGACGTCCGGCCGCCGATCTCGAGCCTCTTCTCGCTGTACGGCGTGCCGGCGACGATCACGCCGCCTGGGGGAGCTCCGATCGCGACGCGCGTCGTGTGGCACTCGCCGATCGTCGAGGGATTCCCGGAAGGCGCCGCGCTCACCGCGCACGAGCAACGCCGGCGCCTCTCGATCCGGAAGGACCAGATCGCAACCGTGAAGACCGGAACCGTCGTCAGCGCGGTCGAGCTCGTCGGCGGCGCCGCCCAGGACTGGACGATCGACGGCGTCGAGTACGAGGACTCGCAGATCGCGAGGGTCTTCGTCCGATGACGACCTTCCGGGACTACAAGCGGGGCCGGATCCTCGACGCGCTCATGGCGCGCCTGCGAGAGATCCGCGCCGAGTACTCGTACGCGACGGACGCCGGCGCGAACGTCGCGCTCGGCCGCGTGTCGACCTCGAGGTCGGACGCCTATCCGCGCCTCGCGCTCGTTCCAGGCGAGACCGCGACGCTCATCACGAACGGCCGCGACATTCTGCGCACCCTCCCGCTCACCGTCGAAGGCGTGATCGACGTGGATCCCGCGGATCCGATCCGGCCGGTCGAGGCGCTCTTGGGCGACGTGAAGCGCGCGATCTTCTCGCCGGAGGACCAGACGCTCGGCGGCCTCCTGGTCGAGGACGACGGCCTCTCGTACGGCGAGGAGCGACACCTCGAGGCCGAGCCTGGCGCCTCGCTCGTCGGATGCCAGGTCGACCTCGTCGTGAAGTATTGGGAGCGGTACGGCCACCCGGAGATCCTCGCGTGAGCGTCCGCGTGCGTGTAAACGCGACGGACCTCCACAAGGCGCTCGCCGAGCTCCGCGGCCAGTCGCCGCGGGCCGTCACGCGCGCGCTCAACCGTACGATCGCGAACGTCGCGACGCGCGCCGGCCGCGAGACCTCGCAGGAGACCGGCCTTCCCGTTCGCCGCGTGCGCGACGCGATGAAGACGATCCGCGCGACGTTCTCGAGCCTCCGCGCCTTCCTCCAGGTTCGCGGCTTCCGGATCCCGCTGATCCAATTCAAGGCGCGCCAGACCAGGCGCGGCGTGTCGTACACGCTCCCGCGCGGCCGCGGCGTCGCGCCGGGCGCCTTCATCCGCACCATGGCGAGCGGTCACACGGGCGTGTTCATGCGGAAGGGAAAGACGCGCCTTCCGATCAAGGAGCTCTTCGGGCCGTCACTCCCGAAGGCGTTCCTCCAGGCACAGGTCCAGCGCGCGCTCCGTGAGGTCGTCGACGCGAACCTGGGAAAGAACCTCGCGCACGAGATCCAGAACCTACTCCGCCGGCGCGGCGCCGCGTAAAGGGAGGCGAGCATGAGCCAGGCAATCCGCACGCAAGGGACGACCGTGAAGCGCGGCAACGGCGACGGTCCGCCGGAGACGTTCACCAACGTCGCCGAGGTCCTCGACTTCGACGGTCCCGGCGGCGAGGCGAGCGAGATCGACGTCTCGCACCTGGAGTCGACGTCGAAGGAGTTCCTCCTGGGACTCAAGGACAACGGCGAGCTCGCGATCAACGTCAACCTCATTCCGGGGAGTGCGTCCCAGAACGGCCTCCAGGCCGATCACGACGCGAGCACGCTCCGCAACTTCAAGCTCGTCCTGTCGCAGGGCACGACGGCCGCCTTCGCGGCGTACGTGAAGCGGTTCCGCCGGACCGGCCAGAAGGACGACGTCGTGAAGGCGGCGATCACGCTCCGGATCACCGGCGATATCACCTGGACGTAGGAGGCTCCATGTCACTTCTGACGAGAGACCAGATCTTCGCCGCTCCCGACCGGAAGACGGAGGTCGTCTCCGTGCCGGAGTGGGGCGGCGAGGTCATGGTCCGCAGCCTGGGCGGCGACGAGCGCGACGCCTGGGAGCTCGGCGAGCTCGACGCTCGCAACCGCGCGGAGAAGAGCGGCGCCGCGGCGGACCGGCGAGGCCTCCGCGCGCGACTGTGTGCGCTCTGTATCTGCGACGAGAAGCTCGAGGCGCTCTTCTCGTCGGCGGACGACGTCGAGCGACTCGGCGCGAAGAGTGCGGCCGCGCTCGATCGCGTCTTCGCCGTCGCGCAACGGCTCAACGGCCTGAGCAAGGAAGACGTCCGCGAGCTCGAGGGAAACTCCGGCGCCGGCCTGAGCGTCGCTTCTGGCTCCGACTCGCGCTCGCCTTCGGCGAGCCCGACGTCGAGCGACTCCAGCGCCGGCTAACGAGCAGGCAGTTCGCAGAGTGGCAGGCGTTCTGGAACCTCGAGCCATGGGGAACGCCGAGCGAGGACGGACGGATGGCCGCGCTTCTCGCGGTCACGGCGAACGCGCACTTTTCGAGGAAGGACGAGCGGCCGTTCGTCGCGGCCGACTTCGTCCCGTTCGTCCCGTATGTCGACGACGGCGCGCCGGCGCCGGCCGCGGCCGCGGCGAAGGAGCAACCGGCACCGGACCTTGAGGCGCGATTGATCGCTCGGCTCCAGGCGATCGGCGAGCACAACCGTGGCGAGCGCGAGCGAGAGGAGGGACGGCCATAGCTACCGCGTCGTTCATCCTCGACATGGTCGCGACACACGCGAAGTTCACGAGCGACCTCAACACCGCGGAGGCGGCCAGCCGCTCGGCGGCAACGCGGATCGCGTCCTCCTTCCGCGCCGTCGACAACGCCGCGCAAGGGATCTCGCGCGGCCTCACGCTCTTGAAGACCGCGCTCGGCGTCGACCTCATCATTCGCGGCTTCGACCTGATCATCAAAAAGCCTCTCGAGCTCGCCGACAACATCGACGAAATGGCGCAACGCCTGGGCGTCTCGACGGACCGGCTCCAGGAGCTCTTGCACGCGGCGACGGTCACGGGCGCCAGCATTGAGGACCTCGAGGTCGGCCTCCGCAACTTGAACCGCCGGCTCGGCGAGGCCGGCGCCGGCGAGCGGAGCGCGGTCGATCTCTTCAAGCGGATGGGGATCTCCCAGGCGCAAGCGTCCGCGCTCGAGCTCGGCGACGCGCTCGACGTCGTCGCCGACAAGCTCGCGAAGACCTCGAACGAGCAAGAGCGGACGCGGCTCGAAATGGAGCTCTTCGGGCGGAGCGGCACCAAGCTCCATCCGATGCTCGCCGAGGGCGCCGCGGGCCTCAAGAAGTACGGCGACGAGGCGCGCCGGCTCGGCCTGGTCATGGACGAGAGCATGATCCAGAAGGCCGGCAAGGCGAACGATCAACTCGACGTGCTCGCGCGCGTGATCAAGGTCAACCTGGCGACGGCGATCGCCGAGTTCACGGCGAGCGACGACTTCGCGAAGTGGTTCCAGCGCGCGGCGGAGGCGGGCCGCGGGATGATCGAGGTCCTCAAGCAGCTCGGCGTGCTCGAGAAGACGCCGGAGGACAAGATCAAGGACCTCCGCGCGGAGATCGAGCGGCTCGAAAAGGGGATGGCGCGGATCTCCAAGGGCGACACGCTCGGCGACCGGATCAATCGCTTCTTCGGCCACGACACGAACCAGAAGGGCCGCGTCGAGGAATTGAAGAAGCAGATCGACGCGATCCTTGAGGCCGAGGCGATGAAGCCTCCGCCGCCGCCGGACAACAAGAAGCGGACGCCGGTCGGGCCGACGCCGGAACAGCTTCGCGCGCTCGACGACTTCCGCGACAAGTTCAAGGACGCGACGACGACGAACGCCGCGGAGAAGGCGATCCAGGGAGTCGTCCGTGAGGCGGCGAAGCTCGCGGAGACCGCGCCGCTCCTCACCGGCCAGATCGACGAGATTACGGGCGCGTGGATCGAGTTCATCGAAGCGCAGGACCGCGCGCGCGTCCTCCTCGAGGCGTACGGAAAGATCCAGGACAGCACGGCGCAAGGCTTCGAGGAGAGCACGAAGCTCCAGGGCGAGATCACGCAAGGCTTCAAGGACGTCGAGCGCGCCCTCGAGGACGTCGACCGGCGCGCGTTCCTCACGGCCGAACCGTTCGACCTGATCGGCGAGAAGATCGGCGTGATCTCGAGCGCTCTCCCGAAGCTCGCGGAGTTCCTCCCGGTCGACGATCCGCGCCTCCTCGAACTGAAGAAGCAACTCGAGGACCTCGCGCGCCTTCGCCGCGAGCTCGCTGACGTCAACGAGAACGTCACGACCGACATGGGCGGCGTGACAGGGACGCGCGAGGCCGTCGCCGAGAGCGAGAAACCGCTCGACGACCTCCGGGACCAGATCTCGCTGATCGACAAGCAAGCGAAGCTCTTCGGCGATACCTGGGGCGGCGTCGGGACGACGATCGACGCGACGGCGATGAAGATCGACGCGACGACGGCCGCCATGAAGAAGATGCTCGAGGAAGGCGTCGATCCTGCGGATCCGAAGCTCCAGCAATTGAAGACGCGCCTCGAGGAGCTCGAGCGGACGAAGTCGATCGGCGACGCCTTCCGCGATCTCTTCGGCGCGATCGACTCCTCGATCACGCGCTCGGTGACGGGCGTGATCCAGGGCACGACGACGATGAAGGACGCCTTCCGCAACCTGGGCCAGTCGATCGCGCTCGCGTTCTTCGAGAACGGCGTGAAGCGAGCGGTCGATCTTTCGATGAAGGCAGTAAAGGACTTCCTCGACTGGATGGAGACGACCGGCCTGATCAAGAAGGGGATCGGCCTCGTCCTGGGTCTCTTCGGCGCGGGCTCCGGCGCCGCGGGCGCGAGTGGAGGCGGCAATACGGGCGTTGGACTCGGCGGCGGCGGCGCCGACTTCACGCTCCCGGCGTTCGCGAAGGGAGGCGTCGTCAAGGCGCGGCCAGGAGGCCGGCTCATCATCGCGGGCGAGGCCGGCCAGGACGAGGCGATCGTCCCGCTCACTCGCCTGGGCGGATCCGGCGAGATCACCGTCCAGATCATCAACCAGACCGGCGTCGCGGCCGAAGGATCCGCGCAGGAGACGACGGGCCCCGACGGCCAGCGCATGCTCCAGGTCTTCGTCACGCGCGCGATGAAGGAGGCCTTCAACACGGGATCCATGGATCCCACCATGCGGAACCTCTACCGGCTCACGCGGGCGGGAGTGTCGCGGTAATGCCTACCTGGCCGGTCTCCGTGCCGAAGAAGATCTTGTACGAAGGCTTCGAGGGCGCCTTCCCGTCTCGAGCGATCGAGACGCAAATGGACACGGGCCCGATGAAGGTCCGGCCGCGCTTCACGGCCGCGCCGGAACCGTACCGCGGGAAGCTCGTCCTCACGACCGCGCAGTTAAACGACTTCTATACGTTCTTCGAGACGACGCTCGGCGGAGGCGCGCTCGTCTTCGACGGCCTTCCGCACCCGCGCACCGGCGCCGCGGTCAATCACCAATTCTCGAAACCGTCGGAGCCTCCGAAGTACCGCAAGCTCACGGCCGGT